TAAGTTTATAAGAGTGGTTCAAAAGTGTCAAGTCTTATTAAGTGCCACGGAGTAAATAGTCTCGATGGTCGGCAAGAAACGATCTAAATTTCTGAAATAGAGGGTTCCAATTGTATTCGTGGATTCCGTCAGTCGCCATCATTTTTAGCACATCCGTTCTATTGAGAGTAGGGGCAAACTGCTCCACTGTATCCTTTATATGTGTTGAATTTTTAACAGAAATTGAGGGAGAATAAAGTTGCATTAATTTATAATTTAGTTCCACTTTCTTCTTTTCCTTTAAAATGTCTTTATACAATTTGAGCCCAGTCTCGTCACTTCTGCAATACTTAAACACCTCGTCGGGAGTATAAGATTTTTCTTCCCGCAAGAAACTTAATTTTTTAGATATTGTCTTCATGCCCGCGCCCTTTATGCCCGGTAAGTTATCAGACTTGTCGCCATCAATGGCCCGGGCAAGCGCAAAATTGTTAGGATGAATATCAAACTCCTCAAGGATTCGATTCTTGTTTAAGAAGATGTCTTTGATCGGTTTATACACCAGCGTCTTGTCGTCACACAGTTGATAAAAATCTTTGTCCATAGACACAATAATTTTTATGTCTTCTTTGAGCGACGGCATGTGGCAAATATATCCTATCACATCGTCCGCTTCGATATCTTCTACCATTAGTTGAACGACGGGCATCTTGTTAAGGTACTCAATCGTGCGCTTCATTTGATCATAACGATTTTGTGTTTCTTCTAGAGCGTCCATACCGCTATAGGCTCGGTTTAGCTTGAGGGGCTTGCGACCTTCCTTATATTGTTTCGCCAAGGTTCTGCGCTTGGCACTACCGCCTCCACCATCCCAAACAACAATTATCTTATCTGGATTTATCTCTCGTGCCGTCTTTTGTAAGGACATCAAGAAACCTTTCGTTCCACCGATGGGTGATCCCGTCGCACTAATGCTCGGGTTCATAACATAGTTACGGATGAAGGTGTTCATCGCGTCGATGATTAAAATTTTATTCGGCATTGACTTTTACTTCTTCATCGCCATAAAAGTCTTCTGACTTGCCGGTCTTGGTTTCAAATTTACGAATAACTTCTTCATCCATAATATCATAAACAATCTTGGCAAACTTTTCGTCGGACTGCATTAGCTTAGGAAAGGTTGCGCCTTGGAATTTCTTATCGTATCCATCAAGCGTAAACCACGCTCCACTATTCTTTAGTTTATCCGATGTTTTGATCGCAGTCAACAAGGATTCATCATTGAGGATACCAACATCCTCGCCTCCCCATAGAATTTTAAAGTTACAGATGCGGCCCTGAGTTCCAAACTTAGACTTCTCTAGTTTGGCTTTCACTTCGCTGCCGATTCTAAAACCTGCTTCATCTTCTACAAAGGTCTTCTTTCCTTTTAGTCCCGTGAGCCATATTCTTAATGAGTAGGCATAGATCATAGCCTTACCACCAGGAGTAAACCAAGGTTGTGAAAGCATCATCATTGGGTTAGTGACATTGATATTTGTTTTAAGTTGGTTCAACACCAACAAGGTTGATTGTGTTCTCGATAAGGACACCACCAACTTCTTCATACCTAGAGATAACACGCGAGGCATTTGAGCCATTGAAGACTGGGGATTGAAATCCTTTTCGAGATCCGCACGGCATGGAGTCATCGCGAGTGAGTCAATAATAAATAAGAAACGAGTGTCGGGATCACCAGCCATAACAGTTTCCATTGATTCCAATACTTGTTCAATATCATCAGGCTGGATTATGATAACACTATCCTCGCCATCTACAGTGCAACCAAGTTTCTCTAAAAACTCTTTGCTCATTGTAGATTCAGAATCAAAGTAGAGAACTTTAATATTCTTCTTCTGTGCTTCCCTCGCTACTTGTCCTGCCATATAAGACTTGCCTGAACTTTCTAAGCCAGCAATCTCGGTGCAGCGACCAACTGGGATTCCTGCGAGTTGACCACGGCATGTAATGGAGTCGAGCCATCGTGACCCTGTAGAGATCCAATCCTTTACATCAGCAGGATTTTCTTGATCCCCAGTAAAGGCAATCGTTCTTCCCGCTTTTTTATTTATTAGTTTTAAAATATCTTTCGATGATAAATTTCCGTTGCTCATAATCATGCCCTCTCCTACAAAAAAGAAAGCCCCGTGGCTCGATGAACAAACCAATAAACAAAAAAGTCACGGGGCTTTCAAAACCACTTAGGTTTTTTTAACTACGCTGATAATTCCCGAATGGCATCATCAACACCGGAAGGTGCGGTGGCGCTAACAGCTTCCATCGTCCCACCCGAAGGATCAAGATACGATTCCAAAATCGCCTGAACTTCAGCAGTGCTTTTCTTAGCAAACAAAGCATCCACATCAGGAATTGAATCCAAAAGGGCCTTGATCTCACCTTTAGGGGCAAGTGCAGAAGACTTACGTTTTGGAACCAAATTGGTCTGCGGAAATGCACCCTTAGTTTTCGGCAAAGTATAGGTCAATGTAAAATCAACTCCTGTCTGTACCTCGGTGATGTCACCGTAATCAGGATTCAAGACATAACCAAGCAACGCTTCGTAAATTGTCTTTCCGTAACCCCAGATGCGAACACCCGCTTCTTCTTCACCACGCACAATTACGGGTGAGAAAAATCTCTGACGAACAAAAAGGCTCTTTGCCATTTTTTTGCTCTCATCAGTTCCCTCTTGCCATAGTTGTGAAGCGAATTCACAAACCGGACAACCGTCACCAAACTGCCGCTTGGGACACAACACACCACCACGAACATTATCACCTAAGTTATAATGAAAGTGGAAAACCTTGAACGGATCTCCATCCTCAGTTGGTACAAGTCGAATCTCTTGATCCCCCTCGGTTGGTCGCCAAAAAGCATTATCGCTTTTCTTTCCACCCGATTCGGATTCCTGTAGTTTCGCTCGCATCTTTGCTAAATCTAATGCCATTTTATTTTATCTCCTTAAGGTGAGGTCGGCAAATCTTCCGACCCCCCAATTTCTGTTTGCCCTTGAATAACAGAGGTATGATGAACACAATAAATGTAATCCTCCTCATAGTCCGTCTCAAAGATTCCGTATGAAATCCTAACATCAGATTCCATTTTTCGTTTGAGAGCATTTTTTATCTCTCCAAACAAATTACTTTCTGTTTCCAGTTTTCGCTTGTTATAGGCATAATAATATACCTTATCACTAGGCATGTCAAGTAAAAAAAACACTTTATCATTATTTTTTTTGGGATCTACAAATCCAATGGTAGAGATACGCACTCCCGCTGGTAATTCGCAAAATGTATCAGTCACAGAATCAATATGATTAAATAAATTGATCATATGTAAAGACGACACGATTGCATCATTAAGATTATTATAATAATTCTTGATAGAAACTGTGGGGATACTTTTTTCCACTAAAGAATTTTCTACTATATACATTCTTTCGAAAACTCCCGACCTGGCATATTCTTGAAAAACGTTGAAGACTAAGTTATGGATCATCTTATTTTGATTACCCAGGAAGGCTTCATCTGGTTTGATATATAACACGTTTATATTACAGTGACTCAATTGTTGAAGAATAGACAAGGACGTAACACTTATTCTTCCGCCACCGCCGACCACGAATAAAATGTCGCCCGATAAGCCTTCAAAAAATAAGCCCACCTCTGGTCGATTCTTTTCATAATCTTCAATCTTTTGGTGCTCTTTTAGAGCAAAGGTAGTGGCGGTCGTCGGCAAACCAACATCCATTTTATATGTCTTATATTGAGAATATTGAGCAAACTTATCAACGATTGCACAACCTGCTTTGCCTAGTCCGATTACTGTATCCATTTACTTCTCTTTGGCTTCGCCGTATGACACCAATTCAAACGTGGGGCTATTGCGATATCGCCCAACATGATTGGAAACCTTCTCGTTGAGCACAATCATTATTGCTTCTGGATCAGTGCTCACTAATGTAACTTCTTCGCCGTTTTCTATATAAACTAATTTATATTTCTTGCTCATTCCGAAACCTCTTGTAAAACATAGCGCCTCCAAAAGCCTCCGCGTTTGCGGTTTTTGATAATCCGTGCCCCTTCAAGATCCCATTTGTTTATTTCAGCAATTGATAAAAGAACTTCCTGAATGTCCGCCAGTTCTTCTACGCATGGCTCCTCAAGAAACTCTTGAACTTCTTCTGT